CACAAAAGATTTCTATCATTTTAATAGCTAAGAAGTTCTCATCTGTGTTGTTCTCTTGTATCTTAATATACCTTTGATATTTATCTAAAGTAATCTCGCTAAGAGTATCAGGAATATAAACCTCTACTTTCATATATATATAACGTAAGAAAAAAAAGTTTTAGAAACTATCTAATTGTGTATTTACCTCTATTAGGGTTTTGTAGTTGGAAGCTCACAGCGTATCTTATTGCATCTATTAAATGGTTAAACTTATCTATAGGTGTGTTAGACTTTCTCTCTAACCAAGAGTAGTTGTTTAGTTCTTTGACAAGATTTATACTATCCTCGCTTATTATTAGATCATAGTCTTGTAAGAGTGATATTCCGTAGGTTACACTACCTTGACCTTTTACACTTGGTTTTACATTACAACCTTTGGCTCGTATCTCACTTATTAGTCGAGGCTCTGCACTATCAGCTATTATTAAACCACCTTTAGCGTGTTGTTCATTTAAGCGTGTTATTTGGCTTGTTGTAAGGCTTGGTAAGTAATAACATTCCTTTAGGTATATTCGTTTGTTAGAAGTGTCTATATTAGTTTCTATTAGGGTTGTAGGATCATTAGAGAATCCGTAGTCTTGACCCCATACACTTACACCTACTCTTTTAAATTGTCCTATCTTCCAATTATTAAATATAACACCCTCAGCTTTATCTAACCATCCACCCATTATAGCGTGTTTGTATTTTAGTGGTCTCCTTACTTTTAAATCTTCTATTTGCTTTAAGAATGATGCTGATAGGTTTTCTAAGTTGTCTTGGTAAGTAGTGTGTATGTAAGTCGTGTTATCTTTTTCTGTGTTAGTTCCCTCTTGTATTCCTTTATCTTCAAAGAATCTTTGATATATCCAATGCTCTTTAGTTGTAGGGTTGAGGATTAATATAATTCTGTTTTGATTTTTAGTTTCTCTTATTGTAAGATCTATCTTATCAAACGTACCCTCATCTGTTAATTCCTCCGCCTCATCTAATACCCAAGTAGTAACACCTGTAATAGATTTAAGGTTTGCTGTCTGATCACCTGATGAAGTCTTAATACCCTTAAACACTATCTTGCTTCCTGACTTTAAATTAATGATTTCATCTTTAGTTATGTGAAAGTCATCAAACTTATCTAATAATTCTATCTTTTCTATAAATTCAGGAATGATTGAAACATAAGCTGAGGTTAATGTATAACGAGTAAATAGTATTGTGTGGTTTGCTTCGTATGTTAGTAATACAAGCATTAGGTTTACAGAGAATGATTTACCTGATGCTCTACCTCCTGTGATTATGTAATACCTTGTATCGTTAGCTAACGTTTGGTATTTAGGGTTTATATCTATCACTTAAACCTTATTAAGTCTTTAAAACTAATGTTTAATCCCTCTGATGAGTTTATGTCTATCTTTTCTTTTGGTTTTCCGTACCTATAGTTGAAGTAGATTTGTATTGCTCGTATATCGCCTTTAGCTATTAGTTCGCCTAATTTCTTTAAAGCTATGTCGTTGTCAATTACATTGTCTAATTTCTCAACTAACTTAAGCTCATCAGCTTTAGGTTTTCTACCTGATCCTAATCTTCTACCTCCTCTATTCTCTAATTTATACATTTTGAAAAACTTTGATTAATCAAATATATAACGTTAGTTTTCAATATTTTATTTCAGAACTACAATCATACTATCGTGCATACCTGCTTTGTCTGTAACCTTTTGTCCAAATGTATTATAGCCTATAAACTTTACTCTACCTTTTATAAATCTTATTTCTTTTTTGTTTGGCAGTATATGATCGTGAAATAGTTTAGTGCTTGTAGATACAGGTAAAAGTAATACACATAGTTTACCTTTTTTAGATTCTTGTATTGCTTTTTTTACAAATGCTTCCTTTAGTTTTCTACTATAAGGAGGATTAATGAAGTTTCTTTTTTTCCAATCAATTTGTAGTCCATCCCATTTATTCGTATTGTGGTTTATAGGACAAGGATCAAAATTAAAATCAAACTCATCATTTAACTCATCGTAAAGTTCTTTAGGTGTTTCCCAATTATCGCTATGATTCAGGTTTCTGTTTTTCATCTAATTGTTTCTTAATTACCTCTACACTCATATAGATTTGACTTACTATATTCTCTAATCTTTTTATTCTTTGTATTGTTGTGTATTTTTTTGGCTTCATTCTGTTCCTGCTATTATATGATCTTTACTATCATTAACTTTTTGCGGTAAGCTGTCTACTAATTTTAAAACCTTTTTTAAATCTTTTTCAAGCGTATGATCTACTATATGATTTATTAAAGCTTTTTGTAATCTTGATTTATCTTTTAATCTTAATAAAGTTAGATCAAAGTATTTATCGAGTAGTGGGTTATACCTTCTGTGCATTTCATAAGCTTTTAAACTATATATAGCTGTAGCATGGTCGTAACTCTTGCCGTTATCTTTATAAAAATCTCTTATTTCTTTAAACTTCATCCCGCAGTGATGTCTTAACATAAATGTAAGTAATGATCTTATTTCTATATGTTTTCTTTTACGTGTATTTTCAAATGGATCTATATTAGATATTTCTTTAATATAGCTTGCTATTTTTTTTGCTTCTATCATAATGTTCCTTTTATTATATATTCATTTAATTCTTGTTCTTGCTTTACAAAAAATGTTTCGTATATTTTTAAAGCGTATTCTACTTTGTCTTTGCCTGAATTATAAAACTCTTCACTTACATCGTAATACCCTAAGTCTCCTGAAGATTTATCAATAACAAAGAAAAAGAATTTATCATAAGATATTTTAAATATTGAACAGTATAAATATACTTGTACGTCGTAAGAATATCTTCGAGCACTATAAGGAAAGCCTTTAAGATCACTTGTTGTTTTTAAGTCTGCAACATAATCTGCTCCTAATATATCTGCTTTCGCTCGGAAAGGATAACCATTAACTATATCAAATCCGGGTTGCTCCAATGCTGCGCCGTATGTTAATTGTTGCCAAACATCATTTTGTAATAAGGCATCTACTGAATACATTGCTTTATCATATTCTTTTCTTGTAAATACAAATTGGCTGCTACCTACTTCTTTTACTTTATCTTTATATGCTTTTGTTGTTGCTGATTGCACCTCTACTATATGACATAATGATTCTAATTTATCCGGCTCTAATACTAAAGTATGAAAATAAGATCCCTTGATAAGATTTGGGTTACCAATAATAGGTTGCTTAAACTCTAACGGGTTTTCTAATAGCGATTTGATGTCTGAGTTGGATAAAAAAGATTTACCAAATTCGCCATAGTAATGCTCGTCATTATCAAGCATTCGCAAGATCTTATTTTTCTCTGTTTTAGTCATATTATAATGTTGCTAATTCTGCTTCAATATCAGCAGACAATGAGTATTTTTTCTTAATAGCATTTATGTTGCCACCAGATTTAATGTACTCGACTGCTTTATTAAATGCAGGATCGGTTTTTGTTGTTAATGAATTTTTAGACTTTGCTTTGCCGTGTGTGTTAGTGGCATCGCTATCTTGCGTGTCGTCGATCAGCAATAGATTTCCAAGAGCGTATTTTTTTGCGTAACTTGAAGCTGATCCAAATTGTTGAGGTACTTGCATACCTTTTTGGTCAAGATCAACACCTACAATTGCAGAACATTCGATAGACATACCGCCTTCTGCATTGTGTATAGCAGCTGTTGATTTTATTATTGGTAATGGTTCTGTTGTTACAATTTCTTCTGATATAGTAAAATACACTTTGTATTTAATATTAAAAGGTTTTAACGCTTCAAGTATATCTTCAGCTGATCTGAAATTATACTTACCAAAAGAATTGTACCTTGATTTTTTAGCCTTAAATTCGGCCTGAATAACACTAAGTTTTTCGGTTATGTTCATATAATAAAATTTAAAAGTTTCTATATTTATAATTACACATATTTAATTTAATTTACAGATAATCAAGCACTTGCGAGTGATCTACGTTGTCAATTAACTTTTGTACAGCTTGCTTTTTAAGTTCTGATATTCTAACATAAGCACTAGGCTGATCCATGTTTAATTTAGCTGCTATTTCATTAGCTGAATGCTTGTCACAATCAAGACCATATGACAACCTTAGTATTTCATATTCTACATCATCAAGATGTTTTCTAAGCAAACCTTTTAAATAAATATTAAGTATACCTATATTATAAGGCTCTGACTTATCAGCAATTTGCTTAATCATATCTTCTTGCTCATCATAACTACTAGTCATTTCGTCTGTAGACAAAAATATAGTATTAAAGAATAAAGCTACCATTTTTTCATCTTTAGGATTTTTGCGTATTTCATTAAGCTTGTGCTCTGGTAACCTCATATTACCACGATTAATGTCTATAGCTCTACGTATACCACCTTTAATTCGTTTAGCAAAAAATGATTTTAATGTTTTTTCTATATCATCAGCTTCATTTAATATTTGCCAGTCTAATTTATCTACAGCTTTTA